CATATAACCAGTTTCTACACCTTTTACTAATTCCATTTTTTTATGGAATGGTGTTTGACATCTAGTACTCATATTAGAACATTGGCGTTCCGAACTTAGGCATAGGTCTTACCGCTCTAATCTTGTGCAATACTTGACAATACAAATTGTCTGTTCCCTCTGGCTCATCTAATACCGCAAATATGCGGTCTACATCCTCTGGGGCGCACTCAATAAATGATTGTGATAAGGTAGGGTCTACATTGAATATGCGGCCTAAGTGCCAATAATCTAGTGTTGTTCTGAAATCTCCTGCTACTCGGTTTGCGCAAAATTTATATTCTGCATAACGGGGTACATATCCGAACGTATTTGCTGCGTTGTTTGTGTATGCGTAAAGCTCGTTTTGAGTAACGGGTTGCTCTCCGATATGTGCAAATGAAGGCCAGAAGAAATCAAGCGGATCGTTTTTAAGGTATGTTTTTGGAATGCCTTGCTGATAAGCAGTTTTTGGCATAACGGACATAATTCCGATAATGTATCCATGCTCTTCACAAAAATATGTACCATATTTACCTGTTGTTACTGCTACTGCGTGTCCTGCCATATTACCCTGTGGTAATTGTCCTTCGTTTCCTGTTGTGTTTAATACTTCTGATATAACTACTGGTGTTTTTACTCCTGTAATGTATTCGGGGCGTTGTAATCTTTTGTCGCTACTTTTTACACCGAAATGCATAAGGATATTCTCAATATAGCGTGTTCCACCACGTGCGTTTTTCTCTAACCACTCCTGTAATCTAAATGCTCGACGTAAATCGTTAATGGTAGTTGCTGATATATCAAATTCATCGCCATCTACGAATAAATAGTTTGGATCTACCGTAGAACTGCCTAAATCATTTTTTGCGTTAAATTGGCCGTATGCTGGAGATTGACTTAAATCTATAGGCTCACTTAATGCCCATCTAGATTTTAAACTATTACTAATTCTCACAGGTACATCATTTTCAATATTTCCAATTGGAATATCTACTGCTGCTCCTTTTTGTGCAAATGGTAATGCACTTGTAAAATAATCATGTTCCCATGCTCTGAGACGCATTTGTAATAAATCTGCTGCAGTTGCTATATTGTTTCCGTCTGTAAGCTGATAATCTACTTCGGGTACTAAATTTTGGTCTCTATAATACTCGTTATAAATAGCTTGATAAGCTGCAAGTGGTAATGCGTTAATATTTTGCGTTACTGCTGGGCTACTATTGTTTGGGGGTACTCCCAAATAATCCAAGAACTTTTTTTCTGCTGCTGTTGCACTTGGTAAATACTCTAAATAGGGTAGTGTATGAGTTGTATTTGCATCTACTATAAATTTTTCCCAGTTTTCCCAAGTTATCCTGTTTGGTACAAAGAAGTAGTGCATACTTACGTCCATGCGGTGCATGACAGGGGCTAGTAATGGTGCGAATCTGATTAAACTATCGCATCCAATGTTAAACATGTCTCCAGGGACACATTCTATCACGCATGTGGGCGTGAGTTGTCCCATTTTAGATGACATTTTTACGTCATGTGTTAAATCGAACACATTTTTCTTCGGTTTGCTTACTTCTACCGAATTGAATAGGTTTTTGTTTGCCATTTTGGTTGGTTTTGTTTATATAGGTTTATAATCTAATACCTCCACGTGATACGTAATATTTGCGAAGCCTTTTAGTTTTTCCGCGTCTTTTGCGGTTTCGCTTAGAATAGAGTCTTCTGCGCATTGTGTTTGTTTTTAAGGGTTTATAATTATTGTTTGTTTAGTGTTTCTTAGTAATTATTAGCAATTTTTCCTATAATTTATATTATATTCAATATCAGTTAAATACGCGATATAATTCTACTTTTTATATAATTTTTTTTTCCACATATATGTGGATATCCCCTACCCTATCGGGTAGGGGGTTGTTTTTACTATTACCATCCTCCTGTAAAAAATTCTTTTACTAATTCAGCTATTGCTTTTCCTCCTTCTTTTGCTGCTTGTTTACCCAATTTTATAAAATTTTCTAAATCTCTTACTCCTTCTAATGGATTGTGAATTGCTCTAGCTAATAATCTTTCTTGATATGTGGCTGTTCTAGGATTTAATCCTAATTCTGTAAGTGTTAATTCAAATTCCTTGATCTTACCTGATGTTTCCAATATTTTTAACGTTTCCTTTAAATTCTCGATTTCTTGTCTAATTTTTTGTCTGTTTACTTCATTACTTGATATTCTTGATTCGCTTTCTAATACTT